GTTTCCATCTTCATTGTCGTGATAGAACTTAATAAGCGAGGCAATAATAAGACTTTTGCCAGAGCCAGTAGGACTCAAGGCAATATATCTTTTATTTGTTATACCACGCTTAATTGCTTCTAATTGATAATCTCTTGGTTCGATAACCTTATCGTTATTGAACCATTTTGTTTTAGATATAAAGTCATCAGCGATTTCTTCGCTGAAAGAAGCATTACTAAAATCTTTTACGAATGCGTAATCGTTCTCTTTGGCGTAAGATTCAACATAATGCGCCAAGCCTTTATGTATAGTATTATTTCTTTTGTTGAGAAGATGTACCTTCCCGTCCCAAAGTCTTTTCTTAAACTTTGGCATAAACTTGGCTCCAGGAACATCGAAAGATAAGCGATCATATAATTCCTGAATGACACCAGGGTCAGTGTCAATTCGCATCCAAGTTTCATTTATATGTTGTAATTTTATAATAGTCACATAGACTATTTATCCAATCTCACCAGCATCGAATTTAATCATAACGATTGCGTTCTTAATCGAGAATTCTCTCTGTTCAATACCACGTAAGATCTTTTCAAGATAGAAACACTTTTCTTTTTGTGCATTAATTTTATTTGTTATTGTTTGGATCTCTTCATCAGAATCTAGATAGATATCTAAATCTTGACGTAAGATTTTCTTATCAAATGGTTTTGTTTCGTAAATCTCTGGATCTGCTTTACCAGAATAATATTCCCACTTTTCTTTTTTAAGATTAGCTAATTTAGCAGTAATAGAATGTAACAACACACGCTCGTTTCTATAAATTTCTAGATACTTTGATAATATATTCGGTGTGCGTGTTGCTTCGTTTGCTAGATTAAATCTATCAATCTTCAGATCTTCTGTCGCCATTTTATGTAAGTCTTCAAATTTCATTTTTATACTCCAGTTGAGGAAGATACTTATCTAATAATTCAGCCAATGCTTTATAATGTTTGTGTCTTTTTGTTTTGAAAATTAAAGGAACAGAATCATAGGTACACATAATAATTGTAATATTATTAACTTTAATCCCTGTCATCTCCTCAAGCATTAAAGAATAAGCAGTTCCTTGTACAAAATAATTACCAATCCATTCTTCTTTCTTTTCTTTTCTTGCTGTTTTGAAATCTATAATAGACATCTCGCCTTCATATTCAGCAATGCAATCTGTTCTACCTGCTATCTTAAGAACATCAGAATAGAGAGCGGATTCTTGTACCAATATATTATCTATTAAATCAACATATTCAACAATACCATTGAACATATACTTAGAATGCGGTGTACAATTTTCTAAAGGATTCTTTTGATTTTTGATGTACTTTTCTATATGTTCGTGGACCAAAGTTCCAACATCGCAAGCATAAGAAGAAATCTTATCAGCAACTTCTTCTCCGATAGATTTTCTCCAGTTAATCATTCCTTCTTTAGAAGTCTGACCCAAGAGCGTGGTAATAGAAGGCCTGTAATTGCCTTCTGGAGTTATATAATACCTCTTATTATCAAACTCTTGGGTCTGTAAATCAGGAAGATCTAATAGATTATGTGTAAATGACTTCATATATAAATTATAATATAATTGTATATTATGTCAATTCAGATTCTTCTACTTCTTCCTTAGCGATAATGTAACTCTTGATAAGATTAGAACGAACGATATCTTCGGTGTTAAATTCTACAATATCAAATTCTTGTAACTTCTCAATAATGCTAACAAATTTAGGCAAACCAGAAGTATCATTTCTCTTTTGAATTAAGTCATTCTGTTTCCAGTCACCACAAAAAATTATCTTAGAGTTTTTTCCAACTCTTGTCATAACAGTATCTAATTCTTGAAATGACATATTTTGGAATTCGTCTACAATGATATATGTATCATTTATTGTAGTTCCTCTCAGATAAGAAGTAGAACAAAATTCAACAATTCCTTTTGTTTTGAGTATTTCGAAAGCGTCTCCTCTATGGAATAATTCCGAGAAGACTCCTTTATATGGATCTTCATACACAGACATCTTTTCTTTTAGAGTGCCTGGCAAAAATCCTACATCTCTTGTTGAGACAGTAGATCTTATAATCATGATCTTGTGTGGAGAATCGTGGTCTTTTCCTCTGATTATATCAGATAGAGTTAGATACAAAGATATATAAGTTTTTCCTGTACCAGCTGATCCGCATAACAATAAATTGTAACCCTCTTCAAAAGCATCGAATACATCTTTTTGTGCTTCTGTAAGAGGGCTGATTTTTTTCAGATTAAATGATGAGTCAATTGTTGGTTCTGATAACTTTTTAGTTGCTCTTGGTTTTCTTGACATAAAATCCTTTAATACATAATGAGAAGAATTTCATTTAAATTTCTCGAGAAATTGATCTAGAACGTTCGACGTTTCCTTTTGGATGTGCCTCCTTAATTCTTCCTAAAACATATTTTTGAAAATCTGATGGTGCCTTTGTAACACCTAATCTAACTGGATCACATATTCCTGGTGATGTAACTGTTTTCGATACAGTTTGGATTCCTTCGCATTTAGGACATGGATCTTGAGTTGGTAATTCTAAATCTGCAATCTTTACATTCTTTTCGAATGTGTGACCACAAGAAGTGCAGTGATAATCATAAAGTGGCATATAAAACCTCAACGATATTTATAAAAAAAATGGACTGGTTGTAGCCAGTCCATATATTTTTCTATTAAAGGAGTAAATTAAGCAGTAGTTTTTTGTTCTTCTTGATCAATAATCTGACCATTAGAATTAATTTTAATTGAATCGTCTACTTTCTGATAAAGAGAATAGAAAGACTTCTTAGTATCGTCGTCGAATCTTGAGATACAATAACGAATTGCCTTAACACGATTCATACCGGTAATAATACAACACTGCATAATATGAATTAGGCGACGAGTACTGATAATTTCTTCAACACCACCAACATTATATGTCTCTCGAATAATCTTCGCCCACTCAACTAACTTGGCTGTGAACTCAATATTTTCAATAGTATCTGAGCCATTTCTCTTTAAGATATTCATTAAAATTTGCGATTCCACTTCATCTGGTGGATACTCGTGTTCGAATGTAATAGCAAAACGATCAAGGAGTGCTTCGTTCAAAGTATTAGATCCGATATATCGGCCATCGTCAGATGACTTACCTTTTGTGTTTGCTGTTGCAATTACATTGAATCCCTTCTTAGGGAAGACAGTTGTGTTGGTCTTCTTGATATAGATAGGATTGCCTTCAAGAATTGGCTGTAAACACATAACCTTTGGAGAAGCTAGATTAACTTCGTCTAGAAGAAGAACAGCGCCGAGCTTCATTGCTGCGACAGCTGGACCATCTTGCCATACTGTTTCACCATTAACTAATCGGTATCCGCCAATTAGATCGTCTTCATCAGTTGTTTCTGTGATATTCGCACGGATTAGTTCACGTGTTGTTTCGGCGCATGCCTGATAAACCATTTTCGTCTTACCGTTACCAGATTCACCAGCAATATAAACTGGGAAGAATTCGTGTGATTTTACAATCTTCTTAAGAAGACTAAAATCTCCAAACTTAACGAAAGATGGATCGTTGCGTGGAATAAGAGGATTAGAAGGATTTTCTTCAAAAAGACCAACGTCGATAATTGGTGACTTCTTGGCTCTAGCCATTTCTACTGTAGCAACAGAAGCGATCTCTGTATTAGAATCTTCTTGCGATAGACGATATAACCCACGTTTAATTTTATTAGATGGATTTGTCATAAAATCTGTAAACTCTTTCTTAAGAGAATACTTGTCTGCTACTTCTTGAATTTGTGGACGTGTTAGAGACTCCTCCCCAGGATATTCCTTAATGAGAGCTTCAATTAGATTCATTTATTATTTCTCCTTACATACTCTATGATAGCTCTACTCCCAAATTCGTGTCAATAGTAGAGACGAAAATATTTTTGCTTGACTTTTTTGAAAGAGTCATATATAATGATGTATATGATTACAAACGCCGCAAACGAAAATCTAGCAAAGTTGATGTCTTCAGAAGACATTGGTGTGACATACGGTAATGTTGAGACTGCGTATTTCAATACAGAAACTCGTACTCTTATGCTCCCTAATTGGGAAGGTCTAAAAGAAATTGAATTAGAGATGATCATCGCTCACGAAATCGGTCACGCTCTATATACTCCTGCGAAAGAATGGAAAGAGTATATTCTTTCTATGAATCCAACGACTCTTTTTAAAGATTATTTGAATATTGTAGAAGACGCACGTATTGAGAAATTAGTCAAGAGAAAGTTTCCTGGTACTAAGAAGATCTTTTATTTCGGATACGCTTCATTAAGCGAACGTGAAGACTTGTTCCCCAAGAACTATTCAGAATACACATTCATTGATTACATCAATCTTCACTATAAATTAGGTGGAATTCGTAAAGTTAATCTTACAGAGAAACACAAATATTTCATCGAAAAGATGGATTTGATGGAATCTTTCGAAGATGCTGTTTCTATTACAAAAGAAATTTTCGATTATTGTAAGAACGATCTATTAGAAGAAATGTCGAACTTGAATTCTGTTAACTCTGAATCTTCTGGAGAATCAGAAGTTGGAGATCAGAAATCTGATTCTAGTGATAATAAAAGAGCAGAAGGCGTCACCGCTGGTGCTAAGCAAAATTCACAATCTAAGGAAGATAAGAAATCTGAGTCAAATTCGGCTTCTGGAAAAAACCCCAACAACGAATCATCAGAAGGACGATCAGATAAAGACAGTCCTGGTGGGAGTGGTTTATCTGCGAATTCTGACAAACAACCAGCGAAACCAAAGACATCGGATTCTCTAGAAAATAGTTTAAGTAAGAAAATTTCTTCTAACATAATCTACACATCTGAATTACCAGAACCTATCTTGGAAAATATCATTCATCCTTATAAGCAAGTGCTATATGATCATAGTAATGAAGCGATCTATCGTATCCCAAAACCTGTATCTCCAAAAAATTCTAATAGTGATTATTTGAATTTGGAAGATGACGAATCGTTAGATGAAGATGCAGAACTTAAAATGGCTGATGAGGATTTAGAAGCTCTTCTTAAAGATAATAATCTTAACACATTTATGAAGAAAAATTCATCGACGATTGCTTACCATAAACAGTTATTTGAGATGCGTAAGAAAGCGATCGAACATAACCGTACAATGACTTTTCGTTCTGGTTTATTAGATATGAATAAGATTTATTCTTATAAATATGATGATCAAATTTTCAAGACTTTTCAGATTAAAGAAACTGGTAAGAAGCACGGTCTAATCTTTTTCTTAGATATGTCTGGCTCTATGTTTGGTTATATTTCAGGTGCAATCAAGAAAATGTTAGAGATTGTTTTATTCTGTAAACAAACTTCTATTCCATTTACTGTTTATGGATTTACTTCTCAGAACTTTTCGCAAAGAGAGAAATTCCACAATTATGGGAATATGGAATATAAAATGTCTATTGACACTAATTTCTCTTTTATTGAATTCTTGAGTCATAGTATGACTGCTGTTGAATTTAAGAAAGGATTCGAGATTCTATCTAAGCGTATTGGAACAAGAGGTAGTTTATGGCAATATAAGCTAGGTGGAACTCCTTTAAACGAAGCAATTCTTTGTTTAGATTCTATTGTAAAGAAATTTCGAAATTCTACTAATGCACAAATTGTGAATGTTGTTTTCTTCACAGATGGTGCTGGATCTTCTTTTGGTTATACACGTAATAATTCA